CAAAATCTTGAGTAGCGCCGCCTGTGGATCCGGTGAGTCCTACCCAGTGATTGTACAAAAGAGCAGACCCACCTTGTATGGTGATGCTACCCTGTGCAAAAGGGCTCACAAAATCTACTGCTGCTGTGTCATCAAAACTCATTCCGATAGTAGATTTTCCACTAAAGTCTGGGTCTCCTGTTCGAACGTTCATCGGATAAGAACCGGTTCTGTAGTCGTTTTCTCTGATTATGGTTCGAACTGGGTTTGTGAGATAGCCTGATTTCGTTTCTGTCAAGCTTCCTTGTGGGCCATTATAGAGTGCAGAAACCTCCTCCGGAGACAGGACTCGATCCCAAACAGCTACCTGTGCAATATTCCCATCGAAGTCCCAATCCGAGGACTCGGGATCAACATTTCCAATGGTAAAGACAGATGTAGGGCTATTAGACATCTTAGTGTATGTACCACCATAAACCGTACCAAAATTCGGAGCTATTATTTCTCCGTTTACATAATGCTTTACTCCATTGTACGCCTGAGATCCGCCTCTTCCATCATAAGAAAATACTATATTGTACCACACATCTTGTACAGGCCCTACTAATGTATTCCCTGTATATGCGTAAGCTCCTGATTCTCCAAAAAGATAAAATATCCAATAGCCACCGGGTTGTAGATTAATTGAGAAATTACTATTTGTGAAATTAAGTGATTCGTATCGAGAAAAAATTGTCTTTCGTGTGCCGTCTAGATTATTAAACTTGACCCAAGCAGAAAGAGTGAAAGGTTTATCTCCATTTGAATCTACAAACAAAAAGTCCGAAGAATTCTGAGATGAAAGTCCGTCCTCTGAGAAAGCTGTGCTTTTTGTAGGGAACCCTGGAGTGGGACTTGAAAAAGGAACATCAGCAGTAGGAGACTGGGGTCGGTTATCGTCGTCTCCGTCTAGAGGCCCTAGATCTCTAGAATTTCCCGAGAGATCCTGTAAGTCTCCTGAAACAGAAACGTCTTGATCAAACTGGTACCAAGCGTACAGTGAGTCATTGCCTCTATAGATATCTCCGCTGGAAGCAGTCCATTTTTTTCTAAGATCATATGTCCTGACTCTTGTTATCTTTGGCATTACTTTAACAATCCTCCAAATGCGATTGAATCAGTTCCTCCACCGAAGTAATCAGTTCCTCTTCTCCCGTAAATATCAAATTCATTCATGTCAGCTGTATCGAAAGAAGATCCACTAGTCAGGACACTAATTATATCAGAAGACACTGCATATCCTTCTAATTCTTTCTTAGGAAAGTATAACTCTAATGCACTATTTGTGTCGGTAAAAGGAGTAAACTTCATGTTGTCTTCTTGAAAAATAGGAGGAAGTTCAACATTACCAAAATATTCTGGTGCATCCAGATAAGGCACAGTTGGTGAATCTTTTAAATTGTACCCTTCATGTATGAGTGCAGTTCTTCTAAAAGGTGTTTCATTGGAAAATGAACCTCGAATTCCTCTAGAATGAAAAGGTGACTCTAAATTAGATCTGTCTGCCTTGCTTCTCACTTCTAGTGGGTCGATGACTCCGTCAATCACTAGGGCTGAAGAGAAGTCAACCATGGTGGATGGTAAATACAGCTCGTATGGATGTGTCCCTATGATCTCTATAGGATCATCCGGATTTGTACATTCAAAATAATCATTTCCTTCTAGAGGCTGAGAATACCCTAAGTCTCTTTTTTCCATTGCGTGACTTAAGATGGATGTCTGCTTTTTTTCACCAAAGTAGACAATATTATTACCTACAGTTGTAGAAGTCATATCATCAAACTTTTCGCCTATCACTTTTCCATTAAAGAGGACAGTGTCAGATGCATTAGACTTCAAATACTGTGTGATTCCTCTATAGTTTTTTCTTTCTACTATGTTCCATCCGTCTCTTATGTAAGCATCAGATGTTGAGTAATCGTTATTTAAGTCTCCCTCGACGCCTAGATTTATGACCTGTGTTCCCCTAGTAATTGATCCACTCAGAATACGTTGACTAATAGACATATTTCTTCCTTTAACGTCTAGCTACTCTTGCAATAAGTTGCTGGACGTATATTTCTCCTGGATTGGGCCTCTGAAGTTCTCCTATATACATATCAGAATACATGTAAGGAAACTTTGCTCTTTCGAGTGAGTGACTTTCTATTACAAAATTAGTTCCCATGTATCTAGATGTTCTAGGAACAATATCTTCTAAGATGTCCCCTACTGTATTATCAAACCACTTAAAGAAAGAAAAGAATTTTGTAAGACTTACCTTCTCTGTTAATCGATTGAAATAAATTCTTCTCATGTCTCTTAAATCTTTGTACTCGTTAGAAAAAACCAACTCCGGATCTCCAATTGCATTATCAAAAAAGTCTAACGTAGAAAAAAGCAAGATAATGTCATCATTCAATGCCTGAACTGATGAGACTTCTATCTCGACCCTTCTATCATCGTGTGGTTTTTCAGACGGAGGTATCTCGTAAACAGGGGCAATTGATGTCCCATATCTATCTGCAAGTGTTGCTGATTTAAATGATCTTATTCTCACTTTGTTATCTGATGCTTTTGTTTCTAGTTTTGGTGATATAGTTCTATAATCATATCTTATTGGAACGATCACACTCTTAGAAGCCTCAAAACCCGTTCCTCTTCCGAAAATATTGTTCTGTGTAAAGTCGAAAATACTAACTTCTCCGGATGAGTTTGATTCTGTTACCAATTGACTCATGGAATAGTCTACCCTAAGTCTTTCGTATGATCCGGTTTTTGCATTGCTAAAACCAAAATTAACACCAGGATCACCAACGCCCAGCGAATAGGGATTGCTTACGTGTTGTATCGTTTCATTTTCTGTCAAAGCTTTTGTAAAAAATCTTATGTTGGAAGATTTTCCAGTAAAGTTTACAGTGTTAGCACTAGAGTTTGAAAGTTGATTTAAGAACTCATAAGATGTTGAAGAGTCATAACCCAGACTCATGCTTCCGATGGCAATGAAAGTTCCTGATGTGTTATATTCAGCATCTATGTTGTTTAGTGCATTGCTATTCTTATCGTAAAAATATGATGATGTTGAATATATCAATGGCTCTTTTGTGTATCTTGACTTACCTGCTCTTAAATAGTAAGAGGAGGATACATATCTTTCTTCTGCATGTGCGTTTCTCCCGAAAGACAGATGCCACTTTTTTCCATCAAAAATATCTACATCATGTATTTCCATTCTAAGAGTATCACTAATGTTACCATCAGGTTTTCCATAAAGGATTAACGACCCTGTCTGGCCAGTACTTATGTTCGGTTTTATGCACACCAAATTATAGAGAAGAAAATTATTACCAACTCCAGACGAAGATCCTGTTGATTGAATCCTCATGAGACTTTGAATTTCTGGATGGTTTAGTGCGCCGTCGAACTTAAAAAGTCCCTCTAAGAACCAAGACCCACTGGTAAAAAGACCGTCGGATGCATTGTTGCTTACACCATTAACGTAACTTCCTTGAATTAATGGATAACCCGGTTCTGTTCGAGAGCCTGAAAGGTAACCCGATGTTACAACTGGTCTGGAACTATCTCTTCCTTCTCCATCAATAGTCCCTTGTGTATTAAACGATCCTGAAAAGTTTAGAATCTTACCTATACGTGTCCTCTTAACAAAAGTATTTTGTATTTCTCTTCTAGGGTTACCGCCGTATTCTTTGATTCTAAAGGTTGTGCCCGGATTTATTCCTATATTTCTCAGAACTGCTTCGGCTGATGCTCTTGTTCCCTTAGATCTTCTAATTTCTGGTAAATCAGAGAGAATTCTTCGCCATATTACATTTTGTACATCTTGAAGGGATCTATTGTTTTGTGCCTCATCTAGAGTCACTTTCTTTCCTTGCATGTACTGTTCTATAGATGCATTATTAAACTGGGATGGTAGTTTAAAGCTATGATATTCTGCTAGGAAAGGAAGGAGCTGATTTGATATTGTTCCCTGATCGATATAATCTACTTTTGTCAATTTAGACATTTCATCAATAAAAAGCTTAATTTCATCAAATATCTCAGCCCACATAAAAAGTACTGATGATATTAATTGTCCTTGTTGTATTTTATTGCCACCAGGTTCATCTACTATCATCCCTGGGTTTTCGTCTAGATTTTCTAAGTCTGATTGATCACCTGATAAAAACTTCTCTTCACTCAAATAGTGTTCAGGTATTAGTTTTGTTATTAGATTAGGATTGTTGATATCATAGTTTGATCCTGATGCTAATAAGTTGAATGATAGACTTTTGACTGTTTCGAAAGAAGGAAACAATACTGGAGAAATCTTAGGATCTTCACTCGGCAAAGCAGTTGAGTTTATCCTAGACGTGTCTCTCTGGTTCATTTGGAAATTTTGAACGTAAGTGTGTAACTCATTTCCGGAGTGATCTAGACAGAGATTTTCGTTTTGTCTACCTTCGTAAGAATAGGATCCGCTAGGTTCATTAAACCTAAAATAAAGTTTTAAGTCTTCTTGAGCAAAAATCTCTCTGTTCATGTATTTTCTTATGTCAGCTGTTTTTCTAGAAGAATTAAAAAATCTGAAATCGTCTAAAGATCCTGAAAGAGTGGCAGTGGGTGTGAACTCATTTCCGCTATATGTGTGTATAGATCCGGATCCTATAGTAAAATTAGAATTCTCAAAATCAATATTTGAAAGTGAAACTTTGTTTGAGCTGGTAACTTCTCCTTCACCGTTCACTAGTATCTTGAGTTTGTCAGTGTCACCTCTGTCGTAAATTGCTGCTATGTGTAAAAACTCTCCCTTAGAAATCGAAGTTCTTGTTAAAGTTTGACTTTTCGTCTCATCACTTACAATAAAAACTAGGTCAGTCAATCCATTTGGAGAGCTTGTTGAGTTAGAATTAGACAATGCTAATGTAAATCCGTACGAATCGGTGTTGATTCTTTGTGCTATTATTTCATTTTGATTGGAAGAACCACTAGGAATATAGAGATTAAATTCCAAAGTAAAAGGTGTATCGTTTATCGATAAAACAGACTCGCCGGCGGATTTTTTTGTGTTTATTGAACTTCCGCCGCCTTTTGTATCTGCTACAGAAAGGTAAGTACCAGGATTACTACCGTCTCTATCAAATATTAAAAATCCTGAATGTTTTGGAAATAAATCAAATACGTGCTTTTCAAACCCCGATAATTTATCAAAAAAAGACTCGTATTCGGATCTAGATCCATCAAATGGATACTGATTTATTATTTTTTCAAATGCTATGTGAACCTTGTTTCTAGCTGAATTAAAAAATGTGTGATTTTCAAACTTAGAAAAGTCAACGTTTAACTGTTGTGTATTTTTTAAGGAAGAACCTGCTGGATCAAACCTAAAGGATCCTGTATTATTTACGATTGCAAACGAGTCTTGTGCATTGTCTGCAAGCGTCATTGTGGAGCGACCAGAATAGTTTTTGATTACGCTTGGCTTAAATAGAGAATTTTTAAAAAAATTGTCTTTTCTCATTTTTATTGGACCGTAAACCTAGATCTTTTATCTCTTACGATTTTCCTTATATTTTTATGAACAACTAAAAACTCAAACATGTAAGATCTTCCATAAGGTAAGATGTCAAAATGAAAATCAAAATACATTCCATCTGGGTCTGTAGATAGCCTCGTTGATTCATCTTTCTCTCCGAAGTCGAATATTATGTCCAAGCTATTTGCATCAAGTACTCTATAATAAATCTTATCAAAAACAACAGACTTTTTCTTGATAGGCTTCTTCCTAGCTTTTTCGGAATCTTCTGTATGGTTTATACCAAAAACATGGATTCTTTCCTGATCTTTTTTATCGTAATTGGTTTTGCAATTTACAGAAAATACGTCAATATTGTCGTTAACAGAAGTACTATTGACGTCATCAGACTTAATTGTTAGTGAACCGGTGTAAAAACCTTTTGAACCGTCAGAAGAATACCAATATTCGTCAAAAGTTATCTCTTTCTCTCTTGCGACTAATTTTGCTATTGTGTCTCCTCTAATATATTCTGTAGTGTCTTCAGATGATACTGTAAAGGATGCAGAATACACACCTTTCTTATTGGTTTTGTCTGTGCCTTCCTTGTGACTGGATACATCAATTATCTTGGTGAATCCTCCTTTTACTAGCTTAAGTTTCAAAGAGTTTTCTCCAGATACTTCTGATCCTCCCGAAATAAAATTTGAAAGTGTAGACTTTCTACTGTTTGTCAAGAATATTGTTGAGTTTGTGTCAAAATAGAAATTCTCTCTATCATCCACGACGTAGTCCGGAAAAGATATTTCTAAACGTGGCTGTAGGAGTGGATTTGAAGAGTGTCTAGATGCGAATCTTTTGACAAATCTAGACTTTAAGTCTGTTTCATCGGATCCGCTAAAAGATATTCTAAAACCGTGATCTTCTATCTTTCCGGCTAAAGTTCCTGATATCGCTGGAGTTACATCTATTTCTAAATCTTCATCCCCGGTGATGAAATGCTGAGTTCCATATAAATATTGAACGTCATTAGGATCAGATGTAAGTGATCCTGACCCTATGATATCAATATCATCTGATCCTAGTAAACCTTCATAATTTGCTCCAGAGACATACCAAGCTTGAGGTCTTCCATTTACTATTGAAGATGTTAAGAAATTCACCACGCTTAAATCTTCAAACTTTGATATATCTCTACCTACACCTTCTGTAAATGATCTACTTAACGGATGTGCTATTACATTGAAATCTGACGGTGTTGCGTGACCGGATCGCACATCAAACAATTTAATCTTGGCACTAAAATTTCCATTATTGATGTCAAGCTTTGATGTCATTAAATCTCTTGCTTTTGAAAGATCAAATTTTACCAAAAGTCTCGAGATTTCATTTTGACCACTGACACCATTCAGCTTATTTTCGTCGTAGAGCTTAAATAAATCTAAAGTTCCTGCTCTTCCAACATTAGCATCTTCTGCTCGAAGTTTCTCATCTATTATTTTGTCTGTTATATAAGCGTCAGAGCTAGCTGTACAAAATATCTTCATTTTTACACCGAGTAACCTATAATATCATTTGCTGGATATCTTAGTTCAAAAATTGAACCAACGTCTCCTCTTATTATTCCATTCTTTACTCTGTTTTCAGTTTTAAATGTTGCTGTTGAGTAAATTCTTCCGCCAGAACCCAATCCAAAATGACCATTACTGGACGTAGATACACCTGAGATTGGAACCACTTGTAAATCGTTTATTGAAATAACTCCTCTTGTATTAATGATCACGTTAATAAGGTCATCGATGATTATAGGTTGGTCTATTTGAAAATATTTTGTCTGTAGTGATTCTGCTAAAGCGTTGTTTATTGCTAAGAGAGTCACTTGTTTGTTAACAGACTTATCCAAAAATACTTCATATTTTATTCCGTAGTTTAAAATCTTTGCATCAACAATGTCTATAGCATCAGATATCAGTCTAAATTCATTTAAATACGTACTTAAGTTTTGTTTAAGAGTATCGGGTGATATTGTCAAATTTCCATTTGAATCTAAACTTAGAATATGTAAAACTAAAGAAAGACCGCTAGTTGGATTTTCAGATAGGCCTACCCTGTACACTCTACCAAACTTGGATGGCAAAGTGTAAATCCTGGCCAACAAGTCCTCTTTAGTTACAATTCTTGTTTGTGCGTTTCTAGCAGGAGCAATCTGTGATCTTAGGAATTCTATATCAGGAGCATCTGCACCTCCTGTTGCTGCCCTTTCGTTTGTAACTTTAATACTCTGTCTAACTGAAAGTGCATCTGCAGGAGAAGGTGAATTTCTAAACTCCATAGAGAGATCTTGAATTGTTATAATTGTATTAGCATCAACATTATGCTTAAGCCCTCCACCGTATCGATAAGTTACGTCGATAGTTGTGTTTCTTGGAGAAATTCCTAAAGTTTGTGTCTCGATCAAAGAATTAGGATCTATGGAGAATCTAGACAATGTGTTTTTACCATAAAGACTTAGTGCCAATTCACTCGGATCAGGTGCTATATCATCATCTAAAGCAAAAGAATTTCCACTTCCAAATCTAATAGTTGTACTGAATGTTGTTGGTGAAACATTGGCGACGTATCTTCTTGGTGCTGGTATCATTTCTAGTGTTTTAGAAACAAGATCATAATCTTCCACACTTTTATTATCAATAGCTTCAAATACTGTATCTTGACTCAAAGACTCAACTTCGTAGTATCTATTATTATCAGAGTCATACACACTTAATATCGAAGAGACGTCGGTATTACCTAATACTATTTCTCTGAACGGCACGTGAACATCTGGAATATTGAAGCTTTCGACTTCTTCAACTCCTGATATCACTTCGGCATTGACAGAAACTTTCCATGATGAAGGCTTTGAAGTTGTCGAATCATTCTCATTTACTTCTATTGAAGCATAAAGATTTCCGTCAGGCTTTATTTTTCCAAAGTCAATATCTTCTAGTAAGTTAAAAACAATTCCTGATTCAGACAAAAACGTTGTACCTTCTAGAACATGAGGCAGTGCACTAGTTTTTGGTCTATGAGCTGTTTCTCCATTTGTATCAACAAAAGTCTCGCTCGGGACTATCATTGATATTGTTACAGATGTTGAAGCCGGAGATGCACCCACTACTTTCACACCTGCATTTCTTAAGTGTGTAATGATATTTTCAAACTCTACGGCGCGAGTTGGATCCAATTCTCTGAACTGATGATCTAGATAATAAGACATGGTATCACCCACCGATGCGGCCATATCTACTAGCAAGCCGGCAACAGAAGGTTCTGAAAAATCTTTTATTCTGTCAGGAAAAAATATTTTTGCATGTTCTATTATTTGTTGGCGCAAAGACTCAAAATCCTTTGCCAAATAAGTCCGATTAGAACCTGCTCTTATTCTGTCTTTGATTCTTTTGGTCATTCTTTATCCTGCTGCATATATCAATGCTTCAACTCTTTGATTAAAAACCCTTAGACTTGGGACTGAATACGTCACGCTTACACCTATTTGTGCCAAAGATCCATCTTCGCTAGGCTTGCTAAAAGTCTCAAATGTCTCTAAGTTGATGTAAGGCATATATTTCTCTGTTGATCTAGAAATTCTCCTCTGTGCTTCCGTGTCTATG